AGCATACATCACTTCTTTAGCACGCTCACCATAACGCTTCTTGAAGCCACCCATCTTTTTCTTGAGTGACATCACATACTTTTCTTTCTTATCAGTCTCAGCTCCGGTCAGCTTGCGCTCATCGACCTGCTCCTTTACGGATTTTGCTGCTGCCCGCGCCGCCGATTTGGCATAATCATCATCGTCATCCTTACCTTTTTTCATTACACTCTTGTCATCATAAAGGTGATCAGCCGCGGCCTTAACATCTTCTTTATGAGGAGAGTGTATGAGGACGTGATGATGATTATCATGATCTCTGTGCTGCGAGACTTTAATCTTTACACCATCGGATCTTGCAGCCTGTTTATGATCTTCATGATCTTTATGACTTAAAGGACCTTCGCTATGATGAATATCCATCCAATAGTGATGACCCACTGGAACATGCTTTATCAGGTCGGCGTGAATATGTTCCATCGACCTTTTCACTTCTTTATGATCATTACTTTCTTTCAATTTAGGTTCTAATTCAACCTTCTCTTTGCGAGTACCAACAATGACACCCATGCGCTCACCGCTGTTTTCCTTCTTCAGGACACCGCGGCCGACCAGCACGTCTTTGTGTGTGATCTTATCCTTTGGATGAGCCAGCGCAGCTAGCTTCTTTTCCTTATCACCCTTAGGCACCGTATGCTCTTTTTCCATGATGGAGCGAACTGCGGCGATAAGTGAGTCTGATGACCCTAATTTACTATTGTCTTTCATGATAGTCTCCTTCTTAGCGAGTTATTTCTTCCCAGTCTATAGATGCAAATACTTTATTATTGGTATATTACCATGCTCTGCAGGACCAGTAGCGTGCTTTCCAGCGCGGCCCTGGGTTATCGCAGTTGTGGCGCGCGCGAAAATTGCTGCGGCGACCCGGAATGTTCTTTTTGATCGTCATGTTGGGATCACCGAAGCGCACCAGAACTACATTACCAGAGCCGTTTGTCGTATAGACAGCAGACTTCTTTGGTCCACCTGGTGTGCGGAATGGCTTATTCAGAGTTACCTTGCGACCCTGATATTCAGCTTCCGTGATTTCCAGTTCCTCTTCGACATCATCGCATTGGCAATCACCACCACATTCGCAATCGTGATCTTCTTCGACTGAAGGATGATCAGCATAACCGAATTGTGCGCGAATGCCTAGCTGTTGAGCCGTTGGTGCATCCATAATTCCAGGTACAAAATCTTCAGACAATTCTGTTTGTTCACGGAGACCAGCTAAGGCCTTGCGTACATCTTCAAATGTCTTCGGTGACTTTGAATCTTCTGTTGTCTGCTTTGCCCATGGCACTGGCGCCATATAGCGAGCATCATTAGCAGATTCATTCTGACCTGGTGTATCTTTCTTATAATTCTTTACTAAAGAATCTGTACCAGTCTCACGATGCAGAGGATTTGGATCACCCTCAACCTTTAGTTTCTTATGAACCTTGCGATATACAACTCTACCATCAGGTAGCGTTTCTTTCTTATATTCAAAGTCAGCAGCTTTTGTGATAGCTTCAGGTACACAATTTGGTACCATGCGATCACCTTTCTTTTTCATACCAACAGCTTTGTAACCATCCCAGCAAGCTTCATCAACTTCTTCTTTGCGAACCTTGGCAGCTAGGTCTTTATCAGCACCACCCCATGTACCCTTACCCTTGGTGATGAAAGAGTTCACACGAGCATAGGCCCACTGTTGCTGATTAGCTCCTGGGCGATGTCCAGTCTTCCATGCAGCCATACCACGATTATAAACCTGACGCAATACGCTAACTGGAATACCAGATTTCTCGGCCTTCTTAGCAAGACCTTGATCGGCCGCTTCTTCGACTGACATCTTTGGCTTAACATGTTTAATCAGTTTGCCAACTTTACGATCTTTGACTGGATCTTTACCATTGTATTCGTGTGTTCTAGTTTCATAGTGATCCATACCATCATCATCGAGGTGACGTACACTATGAGTTATCTTTGACCCATCAGAGGATACATGAATGGACTGCGCCTGGCCATGCTTATCTTCTAGATGTTTTTTGACATGAGCTGGAACCCTCCAGCTTGCATTTCCGTCTTTAGTCGCTTCTGCAATTCGCTCGACTTCTTCATCGCGCTGCATCATTTTCTTGCGGAGATCCTGCATCTTCATGGATTCTCTCTCCCTCTCGTGCTTTTTAGCTAAAGTCTCTTTTTCTCTGCGATGCTTATCTTGCACCAGCTTTGATGCGCTATCGGCGGATTCCAGATCATATCTTGATGTCGGAACTGCATGGCTCAAAGGTTCTGTAGTCGGATCTAATCCGTGAGGAACGATTCCTCTAAACATGTCCCGATAACCAGCAGCTTCCGCGAACTGCTCAAATCTCTTGTTATATGAAGCAGATAGGTATGAATAGCGCACAGGCAGCTCCGGTGGATTGAATTGAACATCATTCGCATTATAGTTATCGCCAAATTGTCTGCGATATTTCATTGTATGAACACTTGTCTTAGTCTTTTTACTATCACCAGGCGCTGCCTTATATGCGCTTGGATCACTATCTGACATCTTTGTCTGTCTCTTGAATTGAGACTTGCGCTTGCTAGCAGTTGACTTGTCTAGGCCTGAATAATAGCGATGACCTTCAAGTGATAATTCCTTGTCACCCAACTCTGATTTAATCGACCACAATTTCTGTAGATCACCTCTGCTGCGAAGTAATTTATAGACTATATTCTCGACACTATATTCACCACCTTTAGCTAGGCCTGAACTACGCATTTCGCGAAGCTCTGCCAGCAAAGCTCCAATTTTCGACATATCATTTGATTTTATGGCCGCATCAATCTCATCTTTATACTGACGATATTTGCTGCGAACACTGACATCATCCATGGTAGGCTTTTGATTAGTAGGATGCTTGACCCAAGAATCATTCATCACACTATAGACACCAGAGCTAACCGCAGGCTCTTCGGTCGGTTCGATATAAAGCTCGACCTCAAACCCACGAATATTAATATTGTGCATCTGATTCCACAGACTCTTTTTCGCATCAAATAGCTGGCGCATATATGCGCGCATTGATGCTCCGCCTTTTAGTTTCACAATCACATGTAGATCGATATCGCTATGATCTGTATAGTGATAGCTAGCATTAGAGCCAGTGAATACAATATCTTTGACATCAATAGGCACTGCAACAAAGCGAATGAACTGATCGGCAATCTTGCGTAGCTGAATGCGAACCTCAGGCATCAAGCGATCATCAGCAAATAGCTTATGATTTAATTCATCATGTGCACCGATAGCTTCGCTTGAACGAGGTTCATCAGGTCCATCAGGATCTTCTTCATGCTGCATTGATACTGCAGTCTGTGGCATTTCGCGATCTGCTGGAGTGAAAGCTGACGTGCCACCACCAAACGGATCACCTTCTTCAACATGACCCATACCAGAGCGAACCATCTTCATCACCCTATGTGATGATGACCGTAAACCTGTTGGTAGACCTGATTTGAAGGCTTCGTGATTTTTGTTTTTTGCATGTTCTCGCATCTTGGATGCTGACATACCTTCAGCGCCTTCAGCATCCGGGTCACGCTCTCCCGCAGAATGAACATGTATCTTATCAAAATGATAGTCCTTACCATTATATTTGTGCAGGAGCTCATGCATTTCTTTATGACGGTCACCACCTACCACGACATGAACTTCTTTGCGACCTTGCTTATGCAGGTGCTTCATCACATCGATGATAGTCTTATGTGGGCCAGATTGAACAGAAGAACCAAAAGCTTTACGAGCTAAACCAACCTTCTGCCCATGCGACAGAGGATTCTTTTTCTTGTCTTGTGTATGTGATAAATGAACCTCGGCGTCTGCGCCATGCTTTTTTGCTATGGAATGCAAATGATCTACCAGTTTTTGGTGACCAATAGTAGGCGGGTTCATGCGCCCAAAAGTAATTGCAACAGGCTTCATTTGCCCTCCCTACGCTGGTTTTCCGTGGACTATACAGCGCTCGCCTATTTAGGGTTTTTAACCTCTTGCGGCTAAGAGATTGGCTCTACTAAATTCTGCGCGATCAACAAGTTTGGTAGGAGCACCGTTTTTAATTGCGACGAAGCCCTCAGGTTTTGCAGCTTGACCACCTATGGTATGCTGAAATGATCCTGGGTTTGATGATAATGCATGAACAAGAACATCTTTAGCACGTTGTAGATGACCATGTAATTCAAATGCTTTATCTATATGATGCCCATTAGCATCAAGATGATCAAGTGAATCTTTTAATTCCTGTTGCTTAATACTGCGAGCCTTGTCGGTCTTTAGAGTTGATAAAGCTTTTGCTTGTCTAGCTGTAATATATTTTCTAAGACCATCTGTAGTAGGCTTAGTGCTTTGACGAACAGTATCATTGATATACATCTTTATGTTATCGCGATGTCTTTCAACAGCCTTATGTGATGCTGATGTCATCGAAGATGCTACAGCTTTAGCCTTCTTCATATGACTTTCAAATTCGCGTTCTTGTGCGGATGAATATCCAGTGCGTTCCACTGGATGCTCAACAGAAATCATATGAACATCTGGATGCTGTTTAAATGATGATGTGTCAGGCTCAAATCCAGCCTTCATATCAGTTAATGTTTTACCTTGATATTTTGTATGCACGGCCACACCTAATTGTGCGCGAGCAACCTTCTTACCAACAGAACTATCTTTAGGTACAGAATATGTTATTGTATTAGGCTTGAAATTTAGTATATCTCCTGAAGTCTTTACATCTTCAGGTGTATGCATGATATCGCCTTGATATACAGCACCCTTAGGTGTTACCTTAGGTAAATGTTTCAATGCAGATTTTAGCTTTGACACTAGGCCAGGTGCATGACCATGATTAGCTTCTATATCTTGATCTGTATAATTGATCTTGGGCTTTACATTAAATGCTGATTTTGATGCGACAAAGAATTTCTTAGTCTCTGGATGATATCCAAATACTATTGAAGGTGATCCATCATATTTCATTGTCACCTTGACATTAGAACCATCTTTGCGGCGAAGCTGATTGTGTACAGCAGTTAGAGTATCAGCAGCATGTTTAAAACCAATAGCACCTGCATTGATAGGATGATCTTCAGCGTGTTCTAAATGCTTTAGTTTGTCATCAGCGGCGATTGACTCAGATAAAAATATTTTAAAATCCAATATCATGATGATCGTCCTTGTAGCGCATTAAGGTAATCAATATCATCTAAGTCACTATTTGACCTAGCTAAGGAACCTTGTTTTGCTTGAATTGCAGTAGTAAATCTATAATTATAGATTGGAAAACTTCCACCTCTTTTTATTCTGATTCTAAGTCTTAGCTGAAGATTAAAAGCGGGAATTCCAAGCCTAGCGGGATCATTTTTCATATAATATAGACCATAACCAGAACCTATTTGAATATAATAAGTTTTTTTAGATGCATAGTAATTTGCTACGGCATTTCCTGGAATATCAATAAACTCATCTGTAAACCTTTTATAATCAAAATCGACATCTTCCTGCTTAAATTTACTTGATGGAATAGTATATTTTCTGGGCGCACCTTTGGGCCCCCATCTTTTATTAACTATATCTACGGCACCGATAGCAGTTAAAAATTGTCTCATCTGTTCAGCAGATTCAGTAGAAGCTCCTCCTAGTAACCATTTCTTTTTAGATACATCATAATCTAATGAACCTTGACCAAAATCAACCTTTGTATCAAGTTTCACTTCAACCTTATATTTTACACCTTTGTAGAGCAGCTCTGCATCAGGCGCATTGGGATCTGGTCCTGCTGGCTGAAATGATGAAGTTTGTAATTTGTATTTTTTTAAATTTCTGTTAAGAGTTTGCTCATAGAGAATGCCTTTATTATCGGCCATATTATCCTCCGAATTTTTTCATATGACCCTCAATAAACTCAGGAGGAATCGGTTTCTTAAACCTAACCTCCGTAGCCATATAATATTCGGAATCGGCGACCTCAGGATTCTTAGCTACCCATTTGTAATATTCATTGCGATCCATCATGCGCTTTTTGGCATCGCCCATATTGCCGCGCAGGTCCGCATCCATATTACGTTCGGCCCAGTCCGCAGGTATTTTTAATTTTAAAACTGAGCGTTCGCTATGAGGAGTCGTGGTAGCTTTAGCATTGACGCCTCTAAAATGCGCTTCACCCCCACCACCAGACATGGATGCATAACCATGTGCGGTGTGAGGGTCTGGTGTTGTTGAATACATTCCAGTAGATGGATCTGGTTTATTGATACCAGATTTCATCATTGATGCTATATTGCGATCATGAGTGCCGTGATATAGAATATAGTGATCACCTTCACGCCACCACCCACGACGCTTCGCTTTGTCGAAAGGAAGTCTCTTAGACTCCGTTTGCTCAAACAACCATCTTTTGAATGACATGGCTACCTCTTTATATGATAGCCATATTTATGAAACTATAAGCTTACCTTCAACCATAGTAAGATTAACTAATTTTCTAGTATTGGTTTTGATGTAATCTCGACCACCGTCAATGAATACAGACCCATCTCTACTTTTCCGATAGTCGTGTCTATATCCGCTTACGATAATCTCACCATCATCTGCAACTGCTCCTGCGATTGGATCAGAAAAAGCTGAGGTGGCATCACAGATATATGCATGTCCCTCTGGACCCAAATAGATTCCAAAATAATGTTTGTGTGATGCATCTTTCAAAATGGGCTGATAGAAAACCTCGACTGGATGCAAACTCCAGTCTCCTGTTTTATCTTTGATAGACCATGCACCAACATATTTGGCCTCATAAAGTCTTTCAACAGATTCTATTTTCAGGCTATCATAGAAAGCTGTGGGTATACTAACTTCTTGACTCATTGTGTCAGCCTATAACAGAAGAAACCATTTCTTGCACCAGCAGGTCGATCTAGACCACCTGCATTACCTATGTTGGCCCATGTATTGCATTCCTCATATGAGGAAGCAAGCAATATTGATACCTTAGGTCCCTCATCTGTAGTGAATACTAGACTCACCACTACCAATAACCACATCATCTTCTAGACCTCCAAATGTATTGTTCATTACCAGTTATATGAGCCCATTTGTTCAATAGAGGCGTTTCCATTTCGTAGGCCTCTTTCTCCCAAGGATGATCCTCATAGCTAACCTTATTAGAATCTACTCGTTGACCTTTCCAGGTTACAAGATCGATATTCTGTACATGATCATACATTTCGCTTCTAGCAAATTGCTTTACATGCACCAACTCGTGGGCTAGAGTCTTGAGTGTTCTCTTGCGGTTTGGACCAGCATAGAGTCTAATCAAAAACTCTCTTGGACGTTTGTTATCATCTATCCATTCACAGTCGCCCAATACACCCTCTTCTTTAAAGAGGTCTTTGACCAGCTTGACCTTGATGGTCAAAGTCTCTGAAAGTCTAGGGCCTACCAGATCGGCTACCATCCATCTGGTAGCCCCACGGATGAGGTCCCTATAGACTTTGTCCCTGCCATAGACCGCTATGCGCGGACCTGATCTTGCCATGGACACCTCTCATCATGGGTTAATAGTACCAGGATGACCGCTCAATGTCAATGGCGAAGTAGGGTCAGAAGTATATATTAACGACGAGCCCGCGGAGTTTTAGGTTGCCATATAGTCTTAGGTGGTTCGACATCTATGGCTTCTTTTTTAGCACGTTTTTCTTTGCGCTCATCTCGCCAGTCATTTTCTTTACGATCCGTGAACCCGTAATCATCTTCATAATCATCCGGATCAAACTTGCGACTCTTACCCATTTTACACCTTTAAACCTGAGAAGTCCTTCCGACCCATTTTCTTTGTTTTCCAACCCATAGTCTCTTCCTCATCACGGCGTTGACCAAATGCGGTCTTATCCATGACAGGTCTGTCCTCCATGATATCTGACTGGGCCGATTGCTCGACATCATAGAGGCGCATCTTCTCCCGGTCGACACCGATAACAAATCTACGATGCACGGCCGGGTCACTATATCTATTCTTTAGCTGTTTTACCATGAACTGACTTAGCTCTTGTAGCTCCTCAGTAGAGATAAGTGCAATCATGAAATCAGCAGTCGCAGGTAGACCGAATGATTCTGATGTATCAGTCAAGTCAACATCAGAGCTGGAGTAACCAGATCGAGTGGTTTGTGTCGCTGATACGATTGGAACATTGCGCTCAACTGCAAGACCTCTTAGCTCCTCTGCTATAGCCTTAATATAGGTATAGCTATTTACATTAGAACCAGTCTTGATACGCGCAGACATACAAATATTTAGATAATCGATATAGATGATATCTGGTACGAAAGACCGCTTTAGATTTAATTCATTGAGTAGATGACGGAAATGACCAGCATGTGCTGAAGCTGTCGGATATTCTTTGATGATAAGCTTGCCAGTAGTCTTTGCTCGAATACCTGCAATCTTCTTTTCATATAGGTCTTTAGGCAAAGATTGTAAATCTGGAATCGGTACATTCAACAGATTAGCATCAATACGTTCTGCGATCTTTTCCTCGGCCATTTCCATCGTGATGTATAGAACATTCTTACCCATCATCAAATTAGCTGCGGCCATATGACACATTGCTAGAGATTTACCAACACCAGTGCCCGCCAAAATAATATTCAGCGACTTGCGTGATAGACCGCCTCTAGTAATCTTGTTCATGTATTCTAGATCGAACGGAACCTTTTCTTCTACGCGATGATAGAAGTCATATCGACCTTGATAGTCATCGATCAGGTCATGGCCGATATGTGTGTCAAAGGATACACCAAGTGCATCGGTGAGTATCTGAGGGATTGATCCCTTACTGCGATCTTTATCTTTACCATCAAGGATAGTGATGCTATCCATGATTGCATTATAGATGGCTCGCTCTTGACAAAATTTCTCAGTAGAGTCAAGTAACCAGGTCTTATCGACGGGCTCTGGTCGAGTAAGCCCATCGATAACTTGCATAACAGACTGATGTTCCTTCTCACCCAAACCCTTGGTGCCTTCTATCTCGATGGATAGGGCCTCACGGGTAGGAAGAGAATTATATTTCTCCATGAACTCTGAAATGCGAGAATATACTAGCTTTTCAGAGACATCAGAGAAATATTTTTCGCTTACAAAAGGTAATACCTTTCGTGCAAAATCATCATCATGTAGTAGGTGCCGAAGCACCGTCGTTTCGATTCGCATTCATTTCCGCCGTTGTTTCAATTATATGATATAGTATTGATGCTATGGTACGTTCGAAGTCTTGATTACCCTTAGTATTAAATTCATTTTCTAATACTGTATAGGTAAATCTGACGACTGCATTATCTTCATCATCAAGAGATTCACCAATCTTGACGGTATCGAAACGAAATACCGTCCCTTTGAACTTACCAGATTCAATACCCAAGCACAAGTGGTCTTTCACTTCAGCGTGATCAACCACTGTATACTCAGCTAGCGGTCTCGTTGGCACTTTCTTCTTCGTCATGTTCTACCTCACTTGTTTCACCTTGACCATACTTAAATTCTTTGGCCGCGACCGCATCAATACGATCTAGCAAATCTTTTGTAAAAAACCGTTCAGGATCTTGTTCAATCTGCTTCGCATAATATTTACCACCATCAGGCATCTCATATCGATTCGCAATCTTCTTGATTATACCATATTTCTCAGCCAAGTCAAGCAATCCGTAGTAACGATCAAGGCCCTTATCATAAGATAGCCTTACATCAATCGACTTGTTTTCCTTAGTAAAGCGACTCTTGGCTACACGACAATGAATAATATTACCAACAACCTCTGTACCATCACGATCTTTTTTCTTAGACAAGAAAATAATCTGTGAGGCCGCATACTTCAAACCTTCACCACCACCCATGTCTTTGGTCGGCACATATGCACCGATCACATTGAAGATATGATTGGTCACTAGCAATGATACATTAGCCCGAGCAAGCTTGAGTGATAGTGCGCGGAAAGCACCACGAATAAGCTGTGACCGAGTCATATCGCGCGTGTTCTTACCCTCTGCGATATCTTCCAATTCTTTTTCAGTTGAAAGCTGACCCAATGAGTCAAGCACCATAAGCATCTTTGGACGTTCTTTCTCAGGCACCTTGAGATAGTTATCAAGCGTTCTCATAACATGAGTGCGGAAGCCTTGCACAGTGGCCTGCTCAGAAATAACAACCCGGCGCGGATCGATTCCGCGAGCTACAAACATTTCCTTAGTAACCGCAGCTTCTGTGTCATAATAAAAGACACCAGCATCAGGATTATCTTTTAGAAACTGTTGCACGAGACCAAGAACAAAGAATGTCTTACCAGTTGCACTCTCACCAGCAAATGCTGTGATCTTATTGTTAGGCACACCGCCATAGATGCTGCCAGATAGCTCTGCATTTAATAGATATGAACCTGTATCCATTGCACCAGCAAATTCTGATGAATGTAAACCATCATCAGCAATATGTGTATCAACGTCGCCGATTTGTTTAACCAAATCTCTAAAGAAATCTTTGCTCATGATTTATCTCCTTGTCTAAATTCTGTCATGTAGCTATTGTCTGTGATTAGATTTCGTTTGTTTTCTACGGAATATACTGTCATGTCGATCTGATATCCTGGGTTATTTTTGAGCGGCACATCAATCCATGCATCATCATGCCATATGATCCTATTGTTTGGGTATGCATAAAAATTACCATCATCAACCTTAAACATGTGAGCACATTTATGCTCAGGTGTCTCACTAAAATTGGTATCTAAGATACCCTTATTCTCCCATGACCAATCCATAGTAAACATATATTCACCGCTAATATGACTACCATCACAACGAATTAGTTGTGCGCGTAGTCCAGCCATACGAGTGCGAATATTAACATCAATATATGGGCTAAAGCAGTTCCAGTAATAGCAATCCTCAATCTTTGGAACTGGTGCATCCTTCTTCCAACAGAAGGCCATTAGTGGTCGGCGTGTCCAATTGACACCATTATCTAGAAAGGCTTCAAAGAGAGGTACTCGCTTCTCCATGCTTGCGACACTATGCACATCACATAGTGTAAATTCACCATGACCCTTCTCATGATTGTACAGATATTCATTCCGCATATAACATGTGAATGTCGGAAGATTATGATTCAAGTATGCCATTAGGTGAAAAACTTCTCCAATGTAGGTCTATCTTCATCTTGCCATCCAATCACATCAAGGATCGAGCGAAGCGGATCAAGAAATGCCTTTTCAAACTGTGTCTTATAATCTATGTATCGGTCAATCTCAAACTCTGATGGTAGAACGGATGCGATAGCCAATACATTCTCATTTAATGGATTGGGCATTTTCATATAGCAGAATTTTACCTTATCACCATCTTTGATAAGATCATAGGTCTTATCAAGCTTGAGTTGTTTGAGACGAGTATTATATGTCTGACTAGCTCTCACATGAATTGGAATACCCTTCTCGACCATTCTATATTTCCCAAGGCCCTGAATTCCTCTTGGAAATGCAATATCTTCAAAGCGCATCTTATTGAATTGCTCGCGGAAAGATGCAATAAACTGATGCATTGCGCTTTCATCTTTAGTCATAATGATGTTCAATGCATCTTTAATAGCCTTGCGACAAAATGCGGGAGTCGAAGATTTAACTGCTTCAATGCCCATCATCTTTAGCTTTGGTGTTTCATATCGCACACCTTCAGAATCATGAACATTCAGAATGTAACGCTTCTTACCTGTCCAGATACCACGGTCTGCAATGTTCTCTCGCTTCATAGACATCTTCTGTGCGAAGGCATTCATATGCTCATGCAGGCCTGCATATATCTTGTCAATGACTGGCTTGAATGCCTGTGAAGCGATCTTGTCAAGATAGGTGACAATCTGTTCGGTTGTAGGAGTTTTGTCTTTAAATACCTTAGTCACCAGACCATCAAGAGTGATATACAAGCTATCGGTATCAACTGCGATAACATAATCAACATCTTCTGTACCAAGAAGCTTATTGATATATTCATTAATCTTAACTTCAGCCCAGCGAATAGAAAGCTGTCCACCGACTGTGATAGCTGTGGCCTGATTAAGATCATAGAAGCGGAAATATGGATTACCGATTG